ATAAAGTTTGCGTCATTTTTATCAACTTGGGGGGAAAGTGACTGGATTATCCTAAGAAAAGGGATTTGTAAATCACTGGTGGAAACTTCTTCAAAACCTTTACCTTCATCTGCGGCAAAGGCATTCGCTAGTTCAGCGGATAACCCGCCATTAGTTTTTTTAGCCATGGTTCATGCTCCTTTTATCTTGGCTTTTTGTCCGATGTGCGCATTAAAAATCTCAAGATCAATTTCCTGGCCGTTCTCCACACGCTCACGAATAAGCTTCTTCAGCGTCATGGGTTCCACCCAAGTCTTGGCACTTGTATCAAAACCCTGATCTTCAAGATCCTGTTGCATTGACTTAGCGCGATTGTCCTCCGTGACTCCAAACGAAACACTTACTTCGTTCTTTATAAAGTCACTGGCTCCAATGTCGCGCAAATGCGAAAAGGCTACATCTCTCTGTAAAGGGTCTTTAGGCAACGTGCCAAAAACAAAAGTTGAAAGGCTAATAGAATGCCCGTCCACTTCCACCTTGTCCATTCCAACTTCCTGCATCTTCGCCGGGATTAGTTCGAACAGATAACGATCCAACTGCTTTTTTAAAGTCTTCGTTGCTTCTTCGGCTTGGGTAAAAGCTTTCTCCGTAGACAACGCTTGTCTAATAAGATCAGAAAGTTCTCCACCGGCTTCAGTAGTAAGACCTTCAAAAGCACTTGCATCAGCTTTAATGCTCTCTAAAACATCTTGGTTCATATTAACGTATCTCCTCGTCAGGGTTAAAGTTCTTCAATGCCACCGCGAACACTTACTCTCACGGGATAATAGGTCTTCTCCATCTTATCCCACTTGAGTATGTTAACTCGTCCTTGGTTGGCATTTGCAGCAATCGCGAATGCGATACCGATTATGACTGGATCTCCCATCGCCAATAACCAATCATCATCATCGAACCCTTTAAGCTTTCGCCGGACCTGAGAAACAACACGTCCAGGATTCATATGAATCTGATCAAACGGAGATGCGAGAGGAACAAGGTCGCCCCATTGATTTGCCGATACGATATCGACCTTGGGATTTTCCTGCGTTACGTACACAGTCATCAAGTTCTCCTTTCTTAGTAAAAGGGACCCTAGGTCTATGAAAACCCGAAGGAGGTTAAACCCCTAGGGTCCCTTTACCGTGAATGGACTCTATAAATAGAGATGGACGTTAATCCACCATTCCCTGACCATTCACACTGTTCAATATAGCAGGTTATTTTGGTATTGCAATTATAAAATGATGGGACTATATTACCATGTATGATGGATTACCAATTCAAGACACCTCCCTACGAACATCAAGCCGCAATTTTAGGCCAGTCGTGGAGCCATACTAATTGGGCGTGGCTTATGGAAATGGGAACCGGGAAGTCCAAGGTTTGCATAGACAATGCCGCGATGCTTTTTGAAAAAGAATATATTGATACATTGATTGTGATTGCCCCCAAAGGGGTTTACCGAAACTGGGCTAACCTCGAGATCCCTGCCCATCTTCCTGACCGAATCAGCTCCGACATTGTTGTATGGAACCCGGCAAATACTAAATCCAATCGGCAAACCCTTATTAGTTTTTTAGAGCCTTCATCGAGTCTTAAAGTATTTTTAATGAACGTCGAAGCCTTGTCCACCAGTAAAGGGAAGAAGTATTTGGAAGCTCTTCTTCAAAAGTCTACGTCTCTGTTAGCAGTGGATGAATCAACTACTATTAAAAGTCCAAAGGCCAAACGAACAAAGACACTTATTAAGTTGGGGTCACTCGCCAAATACAGACGAATCCTCACAGGGTTCCCTGTTACGCAGTCGCCTCTGGATTTATGGGCGCAGTGCAGGTTTATGGACAAAGCATTGTTGGGGGATTGCGGAGATAACTTTTTCCAGTTCCAGTACCGCTATGCCGTCATGAAAAAAAGCAGCGTAGGCACCCATACCTTCAATCGTGTTGTAGGGTATAGAGATTTGGAAAAGCTATCGATACTTCTGAAAAAGTTTTCATCGCGCATAACAAAAGAAGAGTGCCTTGATCTTCCTGACAAAGTTTATCTGCAAAGAACCGTTTCCCTTACACCAGATCAAACCAGAATTTACAGTGAACTGAAAGAGTTTGCACTGGCCAATCTGGATAACGGGGACTTCATGACGGCTCCTAATGTCATGACCCAATTACTCAGGATGCAACAGGTTCTTTCCGGCCACACCAAAACCGACTACGGGGAGCTTGTGGAAATAAAAGACAACCGGCTGGATGAACTGGTGTCGTGTCTTGAGGAGATGGAAGGAAAGGCCATCATATGGTCTCGATTCCGATACGATATAATTCGTATTAAAAATGTCTTGCTTGAAAAATACGGCGATGGAAAAGCGGTTGATTACTTTGGTGACACTTCCGATGATGATCGTGTTGAAGCCGTTAATAGATTTCAAAACGGAGACGCTCTCTTCTTTGTGGGCAACCCTCAGACGGGAGGGTACGGGTTAACACTGACCGCTGCCCAGAACGTGATTTACTTTTCAAACAGTTTCGATCTCGCTGTGCGGATGCAGAGCGAAGACCGGGCGCACCGCATAGGCCAACGGAACACTGTTACTTATGTGGATTTAATTGCGGAAGGGACTATTGACGAAAAGATAGTCAAGTCTCTCCGTGCCAAACTCAACATCGCCAGTCAGGTAATGGGCGAAGAATTTAAGGAGTGGTTAAGATGACAAAATGGCATCGCGTATCTAACAACATAATATTTGGACCTTGGGCGCATTCTACTAACGGACAATACCTTATTTCAAAGGTTCCTGTGACCCAAGCCAAGGGTAATTGGGTCTATGCTGAAGATGAACACGGGGTGGATATGTCAACGAAAGTGGATAGCCCACCTTCCCATATTTATTCAGTCACTAAATACAGTGATTCGGTTGTACCCCCTTACAAATATTGCTCGAATAACGACCCTGATAAAATTGAGGAATATAGAAAAAAAATGAGACTTCCTGAAGGAGTTCTGCCGTTGTCAGGCGGTCACTCTGAATGGAGATGCTTATCCCACGCAAAACGATCAGTTGGAGAATAATATGTCTGTTACAAAAGTAGAATTACAATATCCTATCTTCGCAACTTTAGATGAATGGGAAATACAGAGAGCGGATGTGATTGGTCGCGCTCGTACATTTGAATCCAGGCGCCAAGGTTTCGCCCCAACCTCTGAAAACAATACCCAAAAGTATGATCCTGAAGCACAGAATTTTAAGGATAGGATGGGGTCTTTGGGAGAGATGGCTGTTTCCAAAGCATTTAATGTTTATTTTCCTGGCCGTGTAAACAGTGGTGCAGTTTCTGTAGAAGAATTTAAAAAAATACCTGACATTCATCATTGGGAAGTACGTGCTGTTCGTTCCGCCAACCATAGATTAATAATACGCCCTTGGCATAGGAACCCTGATAAACTTGATCGTGTCTATATTTCGGTTTGCGTAGGCATGAAAGGATTGAACACACCGCCGCCTCGTAAGGTTCATTGCTGGGTAAGGGGTTATTATGATGCAAGGAATCTTACAGAAGAGATAATGGAAAGGTATAAAGATAACCCCAATGATGAGGGGGAAGCTGTTTTTCTTCCATATAAAACGTTACAAAATTGTTATGACTTATTAAAAGATATCACTCATCCGGATTCAAGGTTGATACACGATGAGTGGTGGGATGCTGAGTGGAATGGTCCGGGTCCACATCCCAATATGCATCTGCCCCCTTGGGAGGATTTTGAACCTCTTCCTCGTCCCCCCGGAGAGGTTATACCTTTCCCTAAAAAATAGGAGATATTGATGATACGTTCCCTTCTCCAACTTCTGTTAGGTATAATTATTATAGTCGGCTTTCTCTATCTGATTTTCGCGGTGGTATTATGAACCAGTATACCAGCCGATGGAGCTTTGATAGAACCATGAGGCTTAGAGAACTTTTTGAGGAAGGGTTAACTTTTCTTGAAATTTCTCATGAACTTGGGATCAATCGTTCCGCTGTCGCTGGTAAGCTACATCGATTGGGATTGTGTCGAACTCAGTACTCCTCAAAAAAAAG